AAAGAGGTTTTACTTGACGTTGCATTTTGAAACCATTCTCTAGTTTCAGTTTAGCGCGAAGAGCTTTTTGTACGTCAGCAGTTTGGTTGTGGAAGAATGATGCTGGAACAGTTGCTTCACCTAAATGTAAGTAACCTTCTGCAACTTGACCACTACCATAACCACGATCAATTACAACTACGTTAACTGAAGCACCATCTTCAGCGAATGAAGCTTCTAAGTATGAACGATGACCAGCACCATTAGTGTTGAGATCACGACCTAAGAAGATACCTAGACGAGTAGTTGTAACAACGTCACCAGAAGCTTCAATATCAGCAGCTACAGCGAAACGTGCAGTCTTTTCAACATCGTCAATCACTAATAGACGACCAACATTTACAGTGTCACCAGAAGCTAGTGTTAGGGTAACAACTTCGCGAGCATAACCAGCATCAGTTGAAGGTTCAGCACCAAATACATCTGTAGGGATGATTAGAGCATCTTGTTCTTGAAATACAGCCATTTATATTTATCCTTTAATTATTGGTTTTTAGCTTTCATGCGTTCAGCAAGAATGTCATTGAATGTAGGAGCTTCTGCTTTCTTAGTATTTGAATTACCAAGCTCTTCCATCTCTTTATCTTCTTTTTCAACTTTAGCTTCTAGTGCTGAAACAATCGCATCAAATGCTGTAGCTTCAAGACCTGCTGTAGTAGTTAATAGTGTAGCAACTTGATCATTTTCAGAACCAAGAACAGATTCCAACTTAGCTTTACGTTCTGCTTGCAGAGCATCAGCTTTCATAGTTGCTAGTTCTGTTTCTAGTGATTCTTTAGCACCTTGTAACTCTTCTAGTTGTTTTTCTAGTTCAGAATACTTACCTTCAAGCTCTTCTTTCTGAGCGGTTAGTTCAGCAACTAAACCTTCTTTCTCAGTAACAAGTTGTTGAGCAGTAGTAAGTTGCTCTGTTAGCTGTGCAGTAACATCGTCATTGCCACCAGCGTTCTTTGTAACGTCTGTCATATTTTCCTCATATGAGATTGTGTTTTCTTTTGATTGATTTATCATGCCCTTCATGTAAAGATCGAAATCTTCAATTTCCATGATCTTATCAATAAGACCAATTTCTAAAGCTTCATCTGCATCAAATACTTGAGCATTAGTTTCAACTACCGATTCAACCGTCATATTACGATTTGTGGCAATGAATTTTGTGAACTGTGTATAACTTTTATCTACACTCTTTTGCAAACCAGAAATGAAGTCCTCTGTGAAAGACCCATCCTTAGCAAAAGGAATTTTGTTTTTACCAGCATAAACAAGTGATCGTTCAATACCGATATTGTCTAACATCTTAGAATCATTGTAGAGTTGAATAACAACACCAACACTACCCGCACGACTTGCAGGGTTAGCGATAATTTCATCGGCAATAGAGGAAATTCCGTAACTAGCAGAAGCAGATAAACCATCAATGTAAGAAATGATTTTTACACCGTTATCATCTGCCATTTTACGGATAGCTTTTGCAGTACCAAACAAACGGTAAGCCTCACCACCTCCACTATCTTGCATGAATACTACAGTCTTAACGCCTTCTGCAACTTGAGCTTCAAATGTTGACTTAATTTTTTCGTAAGACGTTAATTCAACACATGCTTGTGTTTGTCCAGCTCGGTTAACAAGTGTTCCTTTAATATCAATCGTACCAACCATTGTTTCAGGATTTACACCAAGTTGTTTTAGCTTGTACTGACGATAAGCCTCTTCATCACCGAAGTCGCTACGCATCAATTGAGTTTCTTCAACATCTGTTTCAAACTGTGCTAACTTCATTGTTCGTTCAGGGTCAGCGAAGTATTCAGCAATTGGTGCTAAACTCTCCTGAGTGATAAACAATGGCGTATTAAACACCTTCTTTGAAAGATGAGCTAATGAGCGTTTAGCCATTATTTCCCCTTATTTCTTATTTAAATTATTAGCATTGTTGTCTGTTTCTGAAACTGAATTTCCAGTGCCGTTCAAACCACCTGTATCTGATGCCATTCCATCACCAGACCTACTGTCCAACTTATCTTCAACACCCAACAACTCATCAAGTTCTTCCTTAGTCATATCATCAGGAACACGATAAGTGAATCCCATGATCTCAAGAACACGATTGATAACGTTAGGAGTAACAGGGATAAGCTTAGTTGCTTTAAGTTGCTGCATTGCTTTGGCAAATACTGCCATATCAACTTCTTCAAGCTCACCATAACGTAATGTAGGTAGTTTAGAATCATCCCAACCATTGCGTCTGAACAGCTCTGGAATCAAGTCATTATTAAGAACACGTAATACTTCTTGAACTCTTGTTTCTACAAGCATGTTCAACATGCTTTTCTTGTTCTTAGAAACGTTAGTAACTTCATCGCCAGAACGTAGAATGTCAGCAAACATTAATTGTAAGATTTCATTCTGTAAGCGTTTAACAATCTCTGATATTGAAGTGACATGAGAGCTAGATGACTGTAATGTTGTAACATCCCAATCTAAAGAACCATGAGCATCGTCAGAACGTGTAGATGGAAGAACAGTAGCTGCTTGCTCATTTACTGCAAGTTTACTCAAGCTTCCTTTAACAATGTCACCAGCTTTCTTCATGTCTTCATCTGCATCAGCAGCAAGGTACTCTTGTGGAATACGACCAACTAAGATACCATTCATATTCTTAGATGCTGCAATGTTTTCCATATCCTTGTGTCTTTGAAGTTCTCTCCATCCACCATAACAGGCATAAAGAGGAGAAACACTTTCAGGAAGATCACTAGATAAGTCAGCTTTGAAGTGTAAGTAACGATTACGAGGAATGAACGTATCATTCTCTGTTGGTTTAAACAGTAAAGGGTTTTTAATGTTGTTAGCAAAGTAGTTGTAATAAGAAGGTGGTTTAGGTCTATTAGCCTGATATAAACCCTCTACTTTACGGAAGTTTTCATCCCACTTAAAACCACTAATACTGTGTTGGTTACGCATTGGGAGGGCTTTAATACCAATCTTACCATCATCGTATTTACTACCGTTCTTCTTACGTCTAAAGTAGAATACTTTTTCATGAACAGAGAATCCGTATTTATTAACAGACATAGCTTCACGAATAAACTCATCAAGAGTTTGATCAACCATATCGTTGAATACCTGTTCTACAAAGTCTTTACGTTTCTTGTGCCTATCACTTTCATCGTAAGATTCAAAGTAGTAAGGTGTACGAGAAGCAATTACGTTTACAATAGATAGAGCAGAAGCAATAACAATGTTCTGTTCCATTTGATCGTATGTAGCAACACAATAAGGGAATTGTAAATCCTTTCGTGTTTCTGATACTACTAATCCACCATTAATCTTTAAACCTAAGTTACCAATCTCTGATTTAACTTCGCCATAAGTGGCACTTTTCTTATCATTCGTTGCTTCAGAATTTTGTGCCATTTCTTATAGTTTTCCTTGTTCTAATAAAAAGAGCATCACAATCTTAGTAATGCTCCATTAAAGTTTGGTAGTTCTTTATTTGTTGCTAATTTCTGTTGACAAGCAGAAACACAAAGTTGTTAATCGTCTTTTTTGTAAGCTGTTGATCGTTTCCCATCAAAACCTTCAAGTTCATCTAGGAAATAATCATTCCACTCACCTTTAACAATTCTTACTAATCCTGTTTCAGCTAATGCTGAGAACGGTAGGAATTGAGAGAGTTTAGAGCTATGTGGAGAGTGTTTTAATAATCTAACAGCAACACCTTTCTTAGCACACTCATTTACCCATTGTTGAGAAGCCCATCTAGCTTGTGCGTTAGGGTCTTGAGGTATAAAGGTGTTTACAATTGAGTTGCAATATTGTTGATCTTCAATGCCAGTGTCAATAACCCAATCAACAACATCTAGAATTGACATTCTGTCTCGCCTAGCATCTTCGATATAATAATACCCATCTTCACCATAAGACATCATAACTGCTGCTGTATAGTCGGGATGTGGACTAGATTCAGAAGGCTTTGTTGCTGCGATATCCCAACACCGAACCCTACGTTTAACTTTACAAGGAATAGAATCAACAAACTCAGCCCAATCTCTTTTAAAGTACCCTGAGTTTTCTTCTTGAACTTCCCAATTACCATAAAGAGCTTTCTCTCTAGTAATTCGTGGTAAGCTTGCTAATGTTGATACATAGTCAGGGTTGGCTTCAAGAAGTGGAGGGTTATCTAAGCATGTTGCTGAAATGAAAGTAAAAGACTTTGGAGAGGCTGTAGTTTCACCAGTTTCTTTATTCTTAGGGAACTTACTACCGAACTTATCAATAAGCTCTTGTCGAGTATTTCCCCACTCAGTTGTGTTACCAACCTTTAAGAAGTAACGAACAACGCCATCCTTTTCTGGGTTAGCCCTACCACCAACATCTTCACCATCAAGAATCGTTCCACGAGGGTAAAGATAGTAGTCTTTAATCCAATCGTATATCACGGATTCTCGATCTGGATTGCATGTCAACCAAATGTTAGGAATCATCTTAGCTTTTGTACGTAAACGAGATTCAGCCCAAACAATTTCTTCTTCTGTAAAGTGAGTGGCTTCGTCTAACATGATTGCACCGATCTGCTTA